CCTAATGGATATTGCATTGTAATAATAAGCATGATTTTCCAATGTCTCCCATTCATGAATAAAAGTCTCATTAATTTTTCACGTGCCCAACCGTTATCATATAAACAATCGTCCAAAATAACAAATGCGCGAGGGTCTATATTTGATCTTCCGTATGCTTCTTTTTCTTTTTTTATTTGTTTTACAACTATTTTTTGTCTTTTTAAAATATTTTCAATAATAGCAGTATTATATTCGTCATGTATAAACAATTTTGGAACCAGAGTTCCATAAAAACCATTGCCGGCTTCTGTTCCTGAAATAACAGTTCCTATCGGAATGTCTTGATGATGATATAATAAATCTCTTACCAAAAAACTTTTACCCGTATCACGTCTGCCTATCAAAACTATAACTGGACCTGTTGCACCTGCTGCTTTAAAATTGATATTTTTCATATCAAACTTTTTTAATTCTAAATTACTAATACTCATGTATATTTAAAATAAATATAATTTATTATACTTTATAACGAAATTTTAAGTTAAAAAGTATAATAATTAATATTATTAAAAGCCATATATAATGTTTGATATATATTACCAAAAAAACTCTCACACTGATTTATTTAAAACTTTAGAAAAAGATGATATAGCAAATATGGAAAATGTTCAAAATTATTTGCCCTTATACAAAAACTTTTTTTCAGTAAATGATAATAAAATTTTAAATATTAATTTAAATCATAAATATCATATTGTTGAAATAAATAAAAAAATCAATTATAATACATTTGAAATGAAAGTTGCTCACGAAAAAAATATTATTACTAGAAATGTTTTTATTAAATTTTGTCCGCTATTAGATCCAATAAAATATTTATCAGGAAAATATAATTCTTATGAAAAAAATAAATTAATAACTTTACCAAATTTATCAAACGACAATTGTCATAAAAAAATATTAGATATAAATAATTCTGCATATGTTGATAGTTTTTTTTCATATTTAACTAGTATGACTTTACATAAACATTCATTTATTCATGGTCTTGATTTTTATGGTAGTTTTTTGGGCATACAAAAAGATTTCAAAGTAAACATAGGAGAAGATTTGGAATATTTAATGGATTGTAAATATTTTCAAGAAAATAAAGATGTTTTATTTAAATATAATTACGATTCCTCGATATTTTCCGATTCTGATTCTAGAACAAATAAAAAACGGTTGGTTTTATCGGAAGACGTCAATTTAAATGTTGATAGTATAAATAATAATATTTATGATGGAGTATTTAAATTAACTGAAGAAAATTTAAATAAACACAATAAAGATTTAGTTTTATTATCAGATTTGTCTTTTAACGATACAAATAAAAATAAAAGCGACTCCAGTGATTCGACTTGTTCATCAAGAATATCCAATACCAATGATACCAAAAGTTCTAAGAATAGTGATGTAAAAAGTTATAATGGTAGCTCAGAATATTCTAGTTATTCTAGTTTTTCTGATAAATCTATAAATTGCGAAATAGATAAATTTCCCACGTCTATTATATGCTTAGAAAAAATGGATGATACACTAGATAAACTTTTAGGTGATGAATTTGAATTAGACGATAGTTTAGAAGATGAAAGTTTAGATGAATCAATTGACGAATTAGATGACGAAGAATGGCGTTCTTGTTTGTTTCAAATAATCATAATATTAGCTGCTTATCAAAAAATGTTTGATTTTACACACAATGATTTACATACAAATAATATAATGTATAACAAAACAGATAAAAAATTTTTATTTTATAAATACAAAAATGTTTATTATAAAGTTCCGACATTTGGAAAAATATATAAAATAATTGATTTTGGTAGAGCAATTTATAAATTTAAAGATAAAATTATATGTAGTGATAGTTATCATCCAAAAGGCGATGCAGCAACACAATATAATTGTGAACCATATCTAAACACAGATAAACCAACCCTTAATCCAAATAAAAGTTTTGACTTGTGTAGATTAGGATGCGCATTATATGATTATTTTTTAGAAGATTTGGAGGATAAAGATGTTGTTATAAATCCCATTGGAAAATTGGTTGAAGAATGGTGCAAAGATGATAGTGGTAAAAATATTTTATATAAAAAAAATGGAGATGAAAGATATCCTGATTTTAAGTTATATAAAATGATAGCAAGAACAGTTCATAAACATACGCCAGATAATCAACTAGAAAGATTGATTTTTAATAAATACATAACTAAAAAAAAGAAAATTAAAAAAAAACCTATTATGAATATAGACGAATTTCCCGTATATTTTTCTTAGAAACAAACATTCTTTCTTTATTAAATATTTTATTTTTAAAATATTTAACACAAAATTTAAACGCCCATTTCATCTGTTTCTGCTCTTTTTTTTTGTATTTGAGCAGCATTACATAATTTCCTATTGTGTTTTGATGTTCGTTTGTGCCAATAAAAATTACATTTTTTATAAAGAGAATTACTATATCCCATGCAATCAATTTTTTTACTGAACATTTTTTTCGTTTTTTTTTTATTTCTTTTTGGATTTTTTCTTAATTCTTTAATAAAAAATTTATCAAAATAATCCATTTCAGAACTTCTTTCGGGATGCCATTGAACGCCATAAAAAGGATAATGATATGCTTCTATTGTTGATACATACGTTCGACCTTTGCGATCATCACTAGTAGATACAATTTTAAAAAATTTGTTTAATTTCTTTCTCATTTTAAACTTATGTGGAGTTATTCCCATTTTGTGATTATTTAATGTACATTCGCGTTTTGATAGTTTATTTATTTGACGTTGTGTCATATCTCTTATTAAACGACTATTTAAACCTTGCTCCGTAAATTGTAAAGTTGATAATAAATTTTCATAAGAATCAAATCGTTGTAAAAGTTTTTCTAAATCATCTTTACCATCTGCTATAATCATAAGCTGTTGCATTCCCATACAACCACCCCATATTGGTGTATAGCGGCCTTTATCGGTTTCTTCCATTGCCTTTTTTAAAAAAGTTTTACAACAATTATAATATTCACGTTGTGTTCCAGCAAAAGCGCCCCCACTAGGAAAATAAAAACCATTACATAATTTCATATAATAATCAAATTTTTTGGTAGACCAAGGTATTGGTATTATTTTTACACCATATCTTTTCATCCAAGTAATATGAGAGCTAGCTATATAAGAATCACCACAAACTTGAAAAAATTGTTTGTCTGGGCTTAGTGGAACTGTAATCATGCCCATTGTTAAACCTTTCCCATTTAGTTTTTTATATATTTTTTTGTATTTACCACTTGTATTTAAACCACACCCCCGGGGTTTATGTTTATTTGTTTTATTTTTACGCGACTTTCTCTTTCTTCTTGTTTTATTTTTACGCGATGAAATCTTTCTTTTTGTTTTCATTTAGATATATTAAGTGAACATTTTAATATATCAAAAAAAATTATTTTTATCTAAATAAAGTGGAGAGAATTTGAACTACAAAACTTCTAATTGTTTAAATTTACCACCCCCCAACCCACACTTTTTTTTAAATTTTTCTTTATCAAAAGTATCTAATACTGGACAATCGTGTTGATTTTGTAATCTATGAATTGGACAAAAATTTGCACCACACTTACACGTCATTTGTTGTTCTGTTATATTAAGTCGTTTATTACAAACATAACATTTATGTAATTTAATTTTCTTTTTTTTGATTTTTTTCTTTTTTTTTTCAACTTTTTCAACTGGTTTTAAAGGTTTATTTACAGAATTTTTTGGTGGATACATCTGCATCAAACCAAAGTTTGTTTTTTCAGAATAGTTATCAGATTGCATAATATATTTTTATAAAATAAATTATACCATTTTTTTAATTCAATTTATTTATTTATATTTTTTTCATGATATTTTTTAGGATCAAATGCTTCGTTTCTTGTTAATCCACCTTCAAATAATTCCTTTCGTATATCTGCCGTTGTTGTTTCAGCACCAGCACCTGTTAAATTATCTTCAATAGTATTATTTACACCAACCAAATTTCCATCAGAGTCTATGTTTTGTGTTAATTTATTTCCTGTTTCTCTAGCCAGTTTTTTATTTTCTTCTATCGCTTCTTTTTTCTTATCCAAAACACGCTTTTCAAATTGTTCCTTAGCATAAGATTCATTTTTATTTTTTTCACTCATTAATTGATTTAATTCTTCTTCTAAATATTCAACTCTACCAGTTTTATATGCATCTGGCTCCCACGGCATCCATGTCCCAACAGGACCAACATAAACATTATGATAAGGGTCAACTTCTCGCAATAGTTTACATCTTAATTCGGCTTCCTCTTGTGTTGAATAAACACCTCTTACTTTTAATCCACGTGTGCTTGTTTGAAAATCATTTTCTTTATTAAAATTTTCTTCAATTCGTTCTTCATTCACATCTAAAAAATTCTTATATTCGTCTCTTACATAACTTACAGATGATGCTGATATTTCCTCATTTAAATATTCTTTAAAATCCCCGGATAATTTATCAAAATTGATTGAATATTTGTAAGCTATAAAATTTAAAAATTCATTGTATCTTTCTATAGATTTAGAGAAATCATAGTGTTTTAGGAATTCTGTAAAAAAATAATGATTTTTCTGTGTAAGAATATTTTCGGGAGAAACAAAAGATACACACACAAATTTTTGCCCAGATATTGGTTTATCTTCATCTAATAGATCAACATATTTAGGGTTTTTTGTTCCATCACTATTTAGTTTTCTGGTAAATTTTACATCAATATCATTTTTCATTGACATTATAAAATTACTATATTTTATTGTTTAAGTTTTTTTATTTTACATATATTTTTTTTCTGCTTAATTAATATAAGTATGTTAGATCAACTTGCATCATTTTTAGACGTTGGAGAACTTTTACGAAGAGCAGTTAAATACATGGTAGAAGGTGTTATGGTCGCAATCGCAGCATATGCTATACCTAAAAAATCTTTGAATTTAGATGAAGTTTTACTTATTGCTTTAACAGCAGCAGCAACTTTTAGTATATTAGATACATATGTTCCATCTATGGCTGTATCGGCTAGATCAGGCGCTGGTTTTGGTATTGGTGCTAACTTAGTCGGTTTCCCAAAAATGTAAATATATAATTTATAATATTGATTAATTTATAAATTATAAATAAAAACAGTCTTGATACAATAAACCGTGTAGTATTAACACTATACTAAAACTTTGTAAAAAATACATTATGTCGCAATCCATAAAAAAATGTAAAATAAACAACAAAATTAGTAAAAAAACTCCTATAATCCAATGATGAATGTGTAATCCATTTATTGATATTTTTGAATTTACGATAAAAGGGGGAATATTTATTTTTATTTTTGGTTCAGTATTACATTCAATTTTACTACCAAAAAATATATATAAATAAATTACACTAAAAATAATTCCTAATGTAAAATATAATTGTTTTAAATACATATATTTTGTAAATATTAATTAATTAAATTGTAGACACAAATTCCCAATTCAATTCTTTGCATATTTTTTTCCAAATTTCGTCTTGTTCTATCCTTTTAATTGGGTCTTTTAACATGGGAAAAAATGGTAGAAATTTTTTTTCATCTAATAATTCACACATTTTATACAATACATAATAATAATTCAAAAAATTTACTCTATCATCTGGACAATGTTTAGCATAAGGTTTTTGAATGTCCATAAATAAATTACACAATTTTTCTTCCAACTGAGGAGTCATTATAGGAGGTTTTATTCCTAGTTTATCTTTGATAAATGGTATATGTTCATAATATTTATTATAGCCTAGTTTTTTTAATATATCTTTAGCTTTAGTGTTTGTTAATTGTTTTAAATTTATTCTTTCTTTTATTATTTGTTTTTTTATGTTTTCTAATACTTCTTTGGGTATTTGTGTAGTTTCTTTAGCTTGAAATTGAGCCAATATTTCTCGAAAATGATTTATTCTTTTGTATGCATAAAAACATACTTCTTTGGGTGGTTCTTTATAACTAGGTTTTTCGTGTTGAATCAAAAATCTTTCTTGTTGGCCACAATTATTACATATTACCATACCTAAATTTTCTACAGCTATTAATTCACCGCCACAAATTTTACAAGTTTCATAATCATTTATGTAATTATTAATATCCAATAAATTATTATCAATATTTGATAAATATTTAGTTACATTTATAGATTTTTCTATTTTTTCATTTTTAGCAACAGGTTCTTTATTAAAAAATGAATGTAATATTTTAGTTTTATTATTTCCATCTTTTAACCCCTTCTTTTTTTCAAAATAATTAAAAATATATTTAGAATTATTCAATAAATATTCTTTTTTTTCCTTTTTATATTTTTTTATTTTATTTTTTATTTTTTTTATATCGTCTTTAATTTCTAATTTCTTTTCTATATCTGTTTCCTTTTCAAATTTTTTTATTAATTCTTCTTTTTGTTTTTTTAGTTGTGGGATTGTTTTGTTTTTTAATTTTTCAAAAAAACACATTTTTTCATTATGTTTATTGTCCAAAGTTATTAACGTATTTTTATCCATTTTTATTTTTTTTTTCGCCTTCGGTTTGAAATTAGGCATTATTACTCAATAACAAACAATTATCTTTATTTATTTATTTAAAGAAATAATTTAATTTATAAAAGTTTAAATTTTATTATACAAATATTTATAATTTATATATGGAAAGTTCAGTTGATATAAACATTATAAATAAAAAATATGTAAATAATATTCAATATCAAAAAATGCTTTTTTTATACAATGCTTTAGAAGAATGTTGGCGAATTGAAAAAAAAAAAGATTTTTACATATTTAAAAAAAGGCATGAAGACAAGAAAGAAGTATATTTAGATGATTATTTGAAATCATTCATAGAGCGAAATCTAGAATAAATGTTTATTTTCAACATATTTATTTTAATTAATTAATTAAATTAATTAATTAAAAAATCAAAAAATTTTTTTCTTTAGCAATATTATAAATATGGGTGGAGGTTTAATGCAACTCGTAGCGTATGGAGCTCAAGATGTTTACCTTACAGGTAATCCGCAAATTACTTTCTGGAAAGTTACCTACAGAAGGCACACTAATTTTGCAATGGAATCAATAGAACAAACATTTAATGGTCAAGCCGATTTCGGCCGTCGTGTTCAATGCACTATCTCCAGAAATGGTGATCTTGCATACAGAACTTATTTACAAGTTACATTGCCAGAAGTTGGTCAAAACGGACCAACGTATGCCAGATGGTTAGACTATCCTGGTGAACAACTTATTTCTATGGTTGAAGTAGAAACCTCTT